CATGTCGTCTCCGCCGTCGGTCTCAGGGTCGCCCTCCGACTGCTTCGGGGGGTCGGTGTCCATGTCCATCGACCCGTCGTCGTCGTCGTCGTCGGTCACGGACCCGGCCAGCGTCTCCTGGCGCGCCGCCTTCGCCTTGGGCCTCTGGTCCAAGCCGCGAGCCTTCCGGTTGGCCCTGGCGCGCTCGTCGCCGCGCTTGCCCCAGAGCTTGTCGTCGTCCGAAAGCTCCGTCCCGTACCGCTTCTCGATGTCCTTCTTCTGGTCCGCGGTCAGCTCCAGCTCGGTGCCGAAGCGGCACTTCTTCGGGATGTCGCCATCGTAGACCTCGGGTTCCTTGATGACGAAGCCGCCCAGGAGCTTCACCACGCGGTACCACTTCTTCGTCTTGGCCATTTCCGGCCGCTCCCTTCGTAGAAGTCAAAACGGGGGCGGGCGGTGTCTCCGCGCCGCCCCCGTCGGTTCCGCTCCGCTCCCCGGCCTAGTTGATGCCGTGGATCACGACCGTGTGAGGGTCGGTACCCGGAACGTGGTTGACGCAGGTCCGCATGAACCCGACGAGGGCGATCGCGTCGTCACCGACCGCGTCGATCTGGCGGATCTCCATGCCCCGCTTCACGCCGATCCGCCAACGAGTCCGGTTCACCATGATGGCGCACTTGTCCACGTTCGCGGACGTCTCGACGGTCCCGGCCGTGCTCATATCCGGGATCTCGTTGGAGACGATGATCGGCTTCCCGTACAGGGACGCGAGCTGCCCGGACAGCAGCGTCGCGGCGCCGCCGATCTGGTCCACGCTCTTCACGTCGTCGTCCGAGAGCAGGTCGAGCAGGCCCGAGGGCGGCACGAGGATGGCGACCTCGTTCGGACGCACCGCGTACTGCAGCATGATCTCCTGCGCGCCCTCGATGTCCGCGACCGTCAGCGGGCTCGATCCGCCGCCGTCGACCAGGTGGCCGTTGTCGACCGCGTAGAACCGCAGGCCGCCGTTGGATCCCACCGCGTACCCGTTCGCGTTCGCCGGGCCGAAGGTCGCGTCCAGCGTGGCCGAGTCCGTCGGCTGGCCGTTGATGACCGCCGACTCCCACGTCTCCATGCCGGACATCGCCAGCTCCTGGCGGGCGAGCTGCATGATGGCGACGGCCGCGTCCTCGGTCTCCTCGACCGACAGGCCCGCGATCCCCTTGTGCTTCAGGGGATCGAGAACCATGTAGTCCGTCCCGGCCATGTTGACCGAGCCCGCTCCGGTGAGCGTGTTCGAAAACGCCGTCACCTCGGACGCCAGCGCCCAGCTCGAGCGCGTGGTCTTGACGGGGATCCGCCAGGCGCCGACGCCCTGCGGGATCTGGACCGTCTGGAAGATCCCCACCACGTTCTTGTCGAGGCGGTGGACGTCGATCACGATGCTGGCGTAGCCGGTGGGAACCCACTCGGCGCCAGCGTTCGTCCCGCCCGTCTGCCAGAAGTCGCCGGCGGCCTTCAGCTCCACGCGCCGCATGTGGAGCAGCTTCTGGAGCCGCTCCAGGCGCTTCAGGGTGCGCACGCCCTTGTACTCGGCGTCGATCTTCTTCCGCTTGGTCATCGAGCGCATGTACAGGTGCGCGTCGCAGACCTCGTCGTTCAGCTGCTGGATCTCGCGGTCCAGATCCGAAGCGGGCTTGTTGTGGATGATGTCCTTGGCCGTGATCGTGGGAGCGTCGGCCCACTCCCCGGCGTCGGAGTCGCCGTCCAGGAAGTGCTGCTTCTTCAGGACCTTCATGTAGTCGCCCTGCATCTCCACCCACTTCTGGATGGACTCGGCGTTGCGCAGCAGGGCGTCCTTGATGTCGTAGACGGTCTTGCGGAAGTCCTCGTCGGGCACGAATTCCGGAGCTTCGCGGGTCGCGCCTTTCGCCTCCTCCGGCGTCGCGGTCTTCGTCATGAGTAGTCTCCTCGTCACGAAGAGGTGAGCGACCGCCGCACCTGCTCGACGAACGTCGAGCCCTGCTTGGCGATCTGAGAGGTGACGAACGCGGTCTGTGCGGACGCAACCAGAAGCACGTCGACCAGGCCCTGCAGCTCGTCGTTCAGGCCGGCGTGCCCCGTTCCGGCCAGCTCCTTGACGTCGCGCTTCCGGCCGATCTGCCGTCCGGAATGGGCAGCCCAGGACTTCAGCTGCTTCGCAACGTCAAACGTCGCTTCCCGCTGCGCGGGAAGAGCGACCACGCTGATCTCGAGAAGCTCCAGCGCCGTGATGGTCGATACGCCGGTGTTCTCGTTGGTGTCAATCCCCCCCTCGGGAATCATGAACCCGATGGAGAACGCGCGCAGCGCCCGGCGCTTCACCAGGTTCCAGATGTCGCGCCCGTCGGTGGTGTCCGTGTAGACCTCGCCGCGCACCCACAGGCCCTCGTCGTCGCGATCGGCCTTCGCGATCTGGCCGATGGGACGGGACCAGTCGTGGTAGGCGAAGAAGTTGGGAAACTCCATGAACGCGTCCAGCGTCCCGTCGAACGCCGTCGGGAGCACGATGTCCCCGACCTCGTCCAGCGCCTTGGTGGAGGCGTATCCCTCCACGACCTTGACGTTCTCGTCCGAGCGCTCCTCGCCGTCGTCCGCCTTCGACTCGGCCCGGTCCACCGACTTCCAGTCGATGCCGCAGTGCAGCACCAGATCGGGATTCTTCACTACTCTCCTCCCTCGATCACCGGCAGCGCCTGGCACCGGCAGTTGATGTCGTCCTCCGAGTTCGTCCCGCCCGGGTACGGGCCGCTGTTCCCGGTGGGCAGGTAGAAGTCGGCGTTTACGTCGACCACCGTCCCGTCCATCTGCGCGTGCGCCTCGCGCGTATCGCCGTCCGGCGTGGACAGCCACTCCTTCTTCGAGATGCCAGCCGCCTTCATCGAGGACTCGGCGCCGGCGTTGAAGAGGCCGAGGGTCTCCGTGCGCGCGATCCGCTGCGATTGCCAGCGCTCGAGGCCGCGGAAGGACTGCCGCAGCGAGCGCTCCAGCTCGTCCGTGGTCGCATTCCGCTCGAGGGCGTCGAACACGATCGCGTGCAGCTGGTCCAGCTGGGTGCGCTCGATGGTCCGGACGTGCCGGGCGGTGCGGTCGGAGAGGAACGCCAGGACCTGCGGGTCGCTCAGGTCGACGGCTGGGCCCTGGAAGAAGTCCCGCATGGCGTTCGACCCCGCCTTCATCGTCGCCCTCGAGAGCTCGAGGAAGGGGGCGTTCCACGTGTCCGCGATGCGGGCGGCGCGCGCCAGGACCTCCGCGGTCGACTCGTCCACCCGGGCCTTCTCGTGGAGGTTGCCCGCCCCGATGAGCGACAGCTCGGCCGTGTGGAGCCGTGCGAGGGCCGCCAGGACGCGATCGGCGTAGCCGCGGAAGAGCGACCGCACCTCTCGGTTCCAGGCCCGCTCGATCGGCTGCTGGCGCCGCACGAGGCCCTTCCACTGCTGGGCCCGGCGCCCCTTCGCCACCAGGGGCCGCCCGTGCGTGGACAGGCCGGCCTTGTCGCATGCCCCCCGCTCCAGCAGGGCGAACTTCAGGACCGGCCCGTCCGGGTGGCGGACCGAGCGGGCGTTCGCCGCGCGGCTGACCCGGTTGAGGATCTGCGTGGGGATCTGCGCCGCCCCGATCCAGTTGTCGGCGTAGTAGAGCGTCGACCGGTAGCCGCGCTCCTCCAGCCAGCCCACGAACTCGTCCGCGCCCATCGTGCAGGTGGCCGGCAGGCTCACGTCGTACAGCACCAGGCCGTCGTTGGCCTTGTCGTCGTCCTCTTCCGGCTCCTCGTCCGCGTCGTCGTCCACATCCTCCGGCGGGCTGCTCTCGTCCTCGCCCTCGCCAACGCCGCCGTCCTCCAGCTCCGGGAAGCCGCCCATGCCGCCGGAGCCGAGCACCTCATCGCCTCCCTCGAGCGGCTTCCCGTCGCCCAGGCCGACCTCCTCGCGGATCTCGTTCGGGGTCTCCGCGTTCAGGTGCGCGTAGATCTGGTGCCGCTGAGCCTCCTGCAGGGCGTCCTTCTGGAGCGATTCCTCGCCGGAGAAGTCCGCCTCGAGGAGCACGTCGTCCCCGTACCCCTTCACCGCCGTGTGGCAGTTGAGCGCGCCGTAGAACAGGTCCGTCATGGTCATGACCGTGCGCTTCAGCCAGACGCGGTTCGACTCTCGCGCGTTCGCATAGGACGCCTTGTCGAGCAGGCCGAGCAGCAGCGGCGGCGTGCCCATCCCGCCGATGACCTCCTCGCGGCCGAGCATCCAGAGCTTCACCATCTCGGCGTCCTTGGGACTGACGCCCATCTCCTTCCACTCGCCGCCGCCCTCCAGGATCAGCGGCCGGTGTGCGTTGGCCGTTCCGGAGACGTTCTCAAACAGCTGCTCCTGGTACCGCTTGTAGTTCTCCTCGCTCATCTCCTTCGGAAACTGGATCACGCCCGAGAGGCGCGCGGCGTTCCGGAAGAAGTTGAGGTTCCACTCGCGTGAGTGCCACAGCATCCGAAGCGTCTTCTCCAGCGGCTTCACCTTGGAGAGGCCATGCAGCGGATCCTCGGCGAAAGGGTTGGGGTACTTCACGTGGCAGACCCGCCAGTACGGGATGAAAACGCCCTTGACGGGGCCCTCGAAGTGGAAGCCGTCGATCGGTCGCCGGTTGGAGCGGCTCGGGACGATGCGCACGCGTTTCGAGGGCAGCAGGTGGATCTCTGTCGGGTTCACCAGCACCGGCTCGCCGTTTAGGCGCTCCTCCTCGCCGTCGAACGCCAGGAACGCCTCGCCGGAGTATTCGAGCTGCTCGAAGGCGCCCCAGCGGAGCGCCAGGCCGCCGCAGTCCGGCCGCGGCGACTCCATCAGCCGGACGAGGTCGTGGTCGTCCTCGTACCGGGAATTCCGCCCGCGGCCGATCTTCAGCAGCGGGGGCTGGGCGGCGGCGCCGGTGGCGTTGATCCGGGCGCAGGATGTCAGCCAGGGGAACAGGCCGATCGTCCGGAAGAAGGCGTCCGCGTCCTGGTCGAAGCGCGCGTAGCCGCGGTCGGGATCGTAGGGAGCCCCGGACATCTCCAGTTCGTCCAGGACCACGGACCATGCGGGGTGGCTCTTGATCGCGCCGCGCCGCTCTAGGAACCGGGCGACCGGGCTCCACAGATAGCGCGCGGCCATCTTCGTCTTGAGCGGGTTCCGCAAGAGATCCTCACGACCGTGCCCTCGGCTGGATCTTGTTCATCGCTCCCCAACAGGCGAGTCCCAGGGCCATAACGAAGTCCGTCTCGAGGTCCTTGTCGGCCCACTGGTAGTCCAGTAGCTCCTGGCGCAGCTTGCGGTGCGCCGGGATCGCCACTCGCCGGTTTTCGATACACGCCTGGAGGTTCGTGATCAAGCGTTCTTTCGACGGTCCGGTGAAGATGTACGGGTTCACGCAGGAGGACGGCACCTCCAGGTTGTCGATGATCGGGTCGCCGATCCCCGTCGCGTCAATCCAGATCTCGCTCTTGTAGATGTCGCGGCGGCGCGAAATCCGCTGCTGCGTCACCGGCCACGGCTCCCGGTTCCCCGACCAGACCGCCACCACCCGCCACGGCACAACGGAGGTGTCCAGGGTGATCCCCACGCTCAGGTCCTGCTTCTTGGCCAGGTCCCAGCCGTCGACGTACCAGTGGCCGCGGATCGGCTTGGCCGGCACCGGGATCCGCGGGTCCGTGCAGGCGTCGACGAACTCCTCGACGAACACGGCGTCGCCGCGATCCTGGAACTCCGCCTCGTACTCCTGCAGGTACAGCCATCGCGGCATCTCTGCCCGGGCCTCGTCGATCTCGGCGTCCGGGATGAGCGGGTTCAGGCGGGTGGCGAAGCGGTGGTTGCTCCACGTCGACGGGTGCCGTTTCGGCATCTCGGAGAGCTTCCGGAAGGCACGGCCGTAGGCCTTGCCGATAAAAAGCGCGCGCCCGCCCTTGTCCGAGAGCGTCGGCCGGATCGAGGACCACCAGGTGTCCCAGTCGAGCAGCTGCGCCTCGTCGATCACGGCCAGCCGGAAGCCCCAGCCCTCGCCGGGGGACTCCTCGGCCAGGGAGAAGGCGACGATGCGAGCCCCCCACGCCGTCTCGATGCGGCGGTTCCCCGGGGCGAAGAGCGCGCGACGCACCTGGGAGCGCCCGAACCGGGACTGCTTGATCAGGGAGTCGTGGACCATCCCGTACAGCAGCTCGGTCTTCGGCACGGTCGGGGCGAAGAGGGCGATGTCCGCGTATCCCTCAGCGCCGCCCCACAGCTGGGACTCGACCTGGACCTCGAAGGCTCCGGCCGTGGTCCCTCCGCCGCGGCGGCCCTTCGGGACCGTCCGACTCCGGGACGTGCTCGCGTGAAGGGGGATCTGGCCGGCGTGGGGGTGGTAGCCGACGAAGCTCGCCCACCGGTCCTGGAACCGGTGACGCTTCAGGTAGAGCGAGGCGTCGTCCGCCCGGACGAAGTCAGCTGTCGCCGGACCGAGCGGCGGCCTCGATCGGACCAGGCCCGGCGCCTTCTCCATGTTCCTGCTCCCACGCCTGCAGCGGCGTCAGCACGTTCATGTTCACGACGCCGCGGCGGTCGAGCGCGCCCTGCAGCTCGCAGCTGTCCGCGATGAGCTTGCGCGCCTGGTCCACGAGGCTCGGCTGGAGCGGCTCCTGCGCGGTGGAATCGGAGATGATCTGTCTCGCCACCTGGCCGTAGAGCCACTCCAGGCGAGCCGCGCCGCGGGCTTGGACCTCCACGATCTGGGCGGCGGCGATCGTCGAGATGACTTTCCGGATGGCCGCCCAGTCGTAGTAGAGCGTGCGCTCCGACGGCGGTGCGTCGTCGGGGTTCCGGGGTCGGTGCTCGCGCTCGAACACGGCGACGGCAGCCTTCACCGACACGCCCATCGCCCGCAGCTCCCACAGGCGCAGCCGCCGCTCGAGCATGTGCGGGCCGTCCTTGTGCTTCGCCCACGCGTCCACCATCGCCGCAACGGCGTCTTCGTCGAGGCTCACAGCTTCTCCGCCAGCTGGTCGGTGTGGCGCTCCCACCGCCGGACCGCGGTCAGGCAGAAGCGCGGCTCCAACTCGATGCCCACGCACCGCCGACCCGTCATCTCGGCCGCGAGCATCGTGGAGCCGGAGCCCAGGAAGGCGTCGTAGACGAGCGCGTGCGGCTTCGAGCCGTCGCGGATCAGGCGGCCCAGGAGATCCGTTGGCTTCATCGTCGGGTGGTCCGGGGACGACGTCGGCCGGTCGAAGGAGAGCACCGTGTTCGCCTGGCCCTTCTTCCCGTAGAAGCGGTGCTTTCCCTTCCAGGCGTAGACCACGAACTCGTGCGCCGCGTTGTAGTCCTTGCGGCCGAGCACGGGCCGGTTCTTCAGCCAGATCAGGTAGTCGCCCCACGTGAACACGGCCGTCTCGAGGGCGGCGCGCAGCGAGTGCAGCTCCTGCCCTGACATGAAGATGTAGGCGGTGTTGGGCGTGGCCATCGGGGCGATCGAGAGGAAGCCGGCGAAGAACGCAGCGTAGCCGCCCTCCACCTTCGAGTCGTTCTGGATCTTGCCGGCGGCTCCCTCGTAGTCCACGCCGTAGGGCGGGTCCGTCACGATCTGGTCTGCCGGGCCGCCGGCCAGCTCGAAGGCGCGGTTCACGGTCGCCAGGTCGGAGCTGCTTCCGCAGACCACCACGTGCTCTCCGCAGCGCCAGGCGTCGCCGGCAGCCGCCTCCCCCTCCGGATCCGCGTCGACCGGTGCCTCGTCGGCCGGCGGGGCGCCGGCGGCACGGTCCACGAGCACCTCGATCTCCTCCGCCGTGAACCCGACTGGCAGGCTGGCGTCCTGCTGCTGCAGCTCCCCGATGAGCTCTGCGAGGACGTCCATGTCGTTGCGGGCCTTGTCGGCCACCCGGTTGTCGATGATCCCGCGCGCGACCATCTCCGCGTGCGCCCGGTCCAGGACGACGGCAGCGACGTGCGTCCACCCGAGCGCACGCGCCGCCTTCAGCCGCCCGTTGCCCACACGGACGATCATGCCTTCCCGCTGGACGACCAGCGGCTGGTCCTGGCCGAAGCGCGTCAGCGACGCCTTCAGGTCCTCGATCTCGTCGGGAGGATGGATCCGGTGGGGCCGCGGGTCGTGCGCCAGGTCGGCGATGGGGACGGCGAGCTTCGCCAGGTCGTCGACGATGTTGTGCGTCAACGCGGACCCCCAGATCAGGTCGGGGCGCGCCCCTACGGGAGGGCGGCGCCCCTGCGGGCAGGTGCGTCGGGAGATTGCCGACGCCACCAACTCTAGCGGCGCCGGACTTCCGGGTCAACTGGGGAGCGGGGGCGGG